GTGTATTTGCTAATAGTAGGACAAGTACAGCTGGTACAATTATAACAGGAGCACACCTCTATCCGTATAATGCTTCATTTAACGCTGGTGTAAGTTCCTTTATTATTGATAACGTCTTTACACTAGGATTAGCTGTTTCTAGTGCAAATCAACAAGAACTAGCACACAATCCTGCTATAAGATCTGATGATGGAAATGTCTATCTGTCTGGTAATAAAATAGCGGCTCAGACTGCAATCTTATCTTTCTGTAATATTACTGATCCAAAGTCAACATGGATAGTTGAGAAAAATGATTTTTATGCTTATAATGAAAAACCATTATTACTTATACCTCGTGATCATTATCAAGACACTATAGGATATGTAATGGGACTAAAAACTATTTTTAGAAACAATAATTTACACTTCTGGGTAGATATAAATGGAAATACTGCAACAACAGTAAATTCAGCAGTGCCTGAAAAGTATATCAACAATCCCCCAGATTATCAACCAACATATTACACTGGATTTGGAGTTAACTATGCTTATTGGGGCTGGAATAATACTCCTCCATTAACTGGTCAGACATTTGTTAACAACATAGGCTATTGCTCGGTTCCTTCGATGTCTGGAATGATTATACCAGTTCTAGGAGCATACAACAGAAATGCTATCAATGGAGTAGATCCTCAAACAGGTATTTATAACATTGTAAGTGGTAATACTATAGTTTTTTAACTAGTAAATCATAACTATTAGGTGATTATTTGGGGTTTATCCCTAAATATATTAAATGGCTGCTACTTTTAACATATATAACAACCTATCATCGACCAATTGGCTTCCAGTTGATTTTGAGTCGATGACAAATGATTATAAGTTTACAAAAACTCCAATTTTTTTTAATAACGGAGTTAATTTATATCTTCATAATTTCCTACAAAACAGTGAAGACTTTTCTTTTAACAAAAAAACAGGACTTGTTTTGACAAATCCTACCAATAATACATTTTTTCTTCAAAACAAGCCAGACCCCGCAACAGAAAATGCATTAACACAGATACAAACCCCCTTGCAAACTGGAGTTTTTCAGAACTTAAGTGCTGGTATTCAAGCATATTGGAAACTAGATGATTCTTATTTCTTAGATTCTACTGGAAATGGATATGATTTAACAAATATAGGAAATGTTGGTAACGGAAGTGGTATTATTAGTAATTGTGCTATATTTGTTAATCCCGATGTTGGAACCCTACGAAGCACTATATCACTTTCCAACAACTGTACATTATCTTTTTGGTTTAATAGTACGCAACCCAATCAAGATTCAAGTGTCTTATTCTCTGAATATAGTCCTAATTATTACAATTTTTATATACATTGTGAAGGAGATGGTTTATTTTTATCAGTATATAATAACGGAGCTATTCAATATGCAATCCCCAATCCAACAAATGGAACTTTTTATGACGGAAAATGGCATCATATTGTTATAGTTAATAATAATGGAGTTGGAACCTTTTGGGTAGACGGAAAAACTAATTCAAATACCTATATTTTAGGAGATCTCAGTTCTACACATTTTGATATCGGAGTTCCATTAGATGATAATGGCTATAATGTTCAAGATAATGCTTTATTTTGCAGTGTAGATGAAGTTGGTATTTGGAATATACCACTCGTAGATGTTGATATTCAGTATTTATATAATAAAAGAAAGGCTATTACATACCCATTCACAAATTATACAATACAATCTGTTTCTAAATCAAATTCTTTGAATTCAAAAAAAGTATTGAGTGTAAGCAATACCAATAACTATAATTCTAATGATATTTTAACCTTTAATTTCCAAGGAAATAATACCACTACTGTAAAAAATAGTTATGGAAAATTTTTAACATGTTACGGAACTGGTGAAAATAATTTATACTTCAATGATGAAATTTATCCACCATCTTCCAGCCAACAATTTAATTATTTATTAAACGATAATTCTATTATTTTATTTCAAACCCAAACAAACTATTCAAATATAGTTTGCATTAATCCACCTACAGGAAATTTAATTTTATCATCCATACATTTAAATATAAATGATTCTATACCTTCAAATTCAATCTTATATTTCACATCTTTTGGAAGATATAATACAGAATTTAACAATTCTATTCAAGATAGTTTTATAGTAAATTATAAAGCCTCTCCCCTCTATTCACAATCAAATTTATTAGTAGATAATAGTTTAAACAACACAAACATGCTTGCTCAAAACTATTTGGCAGCATTTCCTGTTGAAAATCCAACTATAAACAATTTAGATTCTTCTTATCTATTACAATTTCATGGTTTAAAAAACTATCAAACACCAGAATATACATATTCATCAGCAAACCCTTATTTAAATACAACAACATCAGTAAACAGAATTTATAATAAAATTTATTCTGGAACAAATCAAAATAAAGGATATGATAATTTGTATTTGGGATTTCAATCAAACACAAAACAAATAAATTTTCCAGTAGGAGAAGAAACATATTTTTATTTTCCTGCAACTAATACAAGAAGTCTTTTATTTTATGCAGGATTGATAGAAGATGGAGCCACTGCTGGTCAAGTTCCTTTTACTTCTGACAGAATATCAATTTACAGACAAAACTATCAAGAAATAACCCCCGGAGTTCCGCAACCACCGAGCATTACCAAAGAAGACAATACATGGTTATGTTCATGGCTATATGGTTCAAACTTAGGATCAAAAATTTGGTTGGATAGATACTATAATGCTGCATACTACACATTAGATCAGGCATTATCCGCACAAGTATTTGTTTACAATGACAAGATAGATCCTAACAAACCATACACCTATGATGTTCATTCTACAATGCGTTTGGAACCGGGTGTGTTATACAAATATTTCAGAGCAGATAAAGAAAACAGTAAAAACTTTATAACACATTTAGATAGTGATCCCTCAAATCCTCTGGGAGGTAAAGTTCTGGGTATATCAGATTGGTCTTCGACAAATTTAATTGATGATTCTAATTATAAAAATAATGGTATTGTTTTTTATAATACAAACCCACAAAATCTTCAAAAAACATATATAAACTTAGATGGAACAAATAGTGCGGTCTTCCCTTCTAGAACATCCTTGTTACAAAATGAAAAATTAACAGTATCTTTATGGGTAAATGTTAAAGATTGGAAAAATATTTACGGAGAACAAATTTTTGGAAATTATTACAGTAGTGGTTTTGGTCTAATAAACGATTCATTCATATCATCTCCATTATTTACGATAGTCAATACTTCTACCTTAAGTGCCTATAATATAAATTATAATTTGCTTAATTTAACACAGAAATCTCTTCCTGCATTATCTTCTTCTAGTCAATATAATATAATACAAAGATTACCAGATTTAAGTTATTGTGTTTTTGATTCCATATCCTTAACAGGTCAAAAATATGATGCCAACAACAAGCTCATAGGGACATTCCCTTGTCTTTCTAGTTACATTGGATTCATAGATCAAGTAGAACTTGATAGTAATCAAAATTTTTATTTCTATGATAATAATAAAAAGTATTATGTACAAACAGATTCAAATGGAAACCTTACATCAACCGCAACTTTAACTGCATTTAAAGGAATAAACAGAATAGAAATAGATTTAAATAACAAACTACAACCCATTTATGGTAATACTTCAGTAATTGATAATACTAATAACATTTGGGAAGTTGTGGGTGGAAATTTATATAAAAATAGAATAATATTTGCTAATGTTGGAGTCACCCAACAAATAACTTGTGATTCTCAAAATAGAATTTGGATTTCTCATCTACAAGATAATATATCTATTTTAGATCAAACGAACAATATCTTTACATATTCACAGAGAATTGGTAAAAACTCATCATCTCCTTTAAATCATTGTTTAGACCAAGATTTTTTCAGAACACTTGATTTCTTAAAAGTTCCTGTTGAATCAAATTGTAATAATAACTCATTTTATCAAGATCAATTAGTTATTATTGATAATAGAGACGATGAAGTTTATATGTTGGATTATAATGGTAATTTGATATCAAAATTAGATTTAAGAGGTCTTATTTCCGAAGGAGACATCTTAAATTTCAATGCAGGAGGAGATTTTACTGGTTATTCTTATTTAAGAAAATATGGTGGATCTATTTCAAAAAATTTATCATGGAAATTAAAAATTGCAGATCCTCAAGGAAATAATTCACAACTTATTTCACTTGCATATAGTGTTTCAAGTTTACCTGCGGGTTGGCATAATTTCGCACTGACTTTTGATGCTTTTAATGGAATTACTACATATTACATAGACTCTATACAAGTAAATCAACAAACATTCGATCCCGAAAAATATGTTCTTTACTATGATTACAGATCTTCTTTAGTTTTAGGAGCTGCAAGCTTGTTTAACACTACATTAAACGACATAATTGGTGTTCAGGACAACTATAAATTCATAGGACAAGTTTCCGATTTAAAAATGTATTCAAAATGCCTCACACAAGGAGAAATTGAACAAATATATTTTTCTTCAGACTTTTCTTATCCAAGAAAAGATCTTTTATGGAATGTTGATATAGGAAATCGAAATTATATCGAAGAAGTGGAGCATTGGTTTAAATTACAATTACCCGGAAGTAAAAGTAAATACTTTAATATTAACATACACAACCTAAATATACAAAATACAGATATTAAAAACATAATAGAAGATACTATTCGTCAAAATATAACCAAAATAGCACCTGCGGAAACTTCTTTATATAATATAAACTGGATATAATATGAGTATACCTACAAAAACAACACAGACTTGCTCAAACACTTTTCTTATAGATGAAAATTTGTGTCTTTCTAATTCGCTAAACATTATAAACTACAATGTTTCTTCTTTATCCTCTGCTTTAGTTTCATTGGAAAATTATCAACAAAACTGGGCAAGTCTATACACCAGTTTTCAGGCCAATAGTTCCATATGGATGCAATGTATTAGTAATGTGCAAACTTTTAGTTCTAAATGGATAAGCTTTTCAACAACAGTCCAAAATTTAAGCTCTTCATGGAACAAACCATTTACTGTTTACTATCCAACGATGCAAGAATTGAATTACTGGAACAGTTTGAGTGCTTCTAACACCCAACAAAGTAGCTTGAGTAGTTGGTTACGAAATAATTTTCCAGAATCTTTATACAATAATAATCAAATAATAAATGTAACTGTGTATATTTATGAAGCTCAGACCGTTCCAGTAATTTTTAGTAGAACCTATGAAGAATCATGTACTCCAAACTGCGTTGGTGTTTCTATAGCATGTAATGGTAATTCATGTCCTACTCTATTTGAAGGTTGCAATCACCACGGGGGGCTTGCTGGTAAAAAAGCATGTGATAATGTTTATAGCTACTGCACTAAAACAGCAACTTTTGGAGGACCGCAACATATTTCTTGTACTGGAACTGGTAAAAAAACTCTTTCGGTAAATTCAACGACTACAGTGATTGACACTCATGTATGTAAAACTATTACAATGCAATTTAAAAATAATACCAAAGTCTGGAATTATATACAAAACATATGAGCTACACATATAGAAAAATTTTACCATCTGAAACTATAGGAGATTCTTTATTTTCTATTAATAGTAACTATTCAAATTTAGCATTTGAAACTATAAATCTTCAGTTATCTTCTGAAATGATATGGTCTCCAATGCAACAATATTACTTGCAGTTTGGTTCTTATATAAAAGATGCAATTAATACTATAAATTCAGTAGCAACTAGCATTTTTAATGCTACTACAATAGTTCAAAATAATTCTGCGGCTTGGATTAAACCTATAACAATTTTTTATCCTGAAATATTCCCATCAACATATTCACAAAACACCATAGTAAATACACTATCTTCTTTTTTACAAAATTATTATCCAATAATACCTGAACCAACGTATATAATTGACCCAAATACAGGAGAAATAACCGATACTATTTTACCAACTCAACCATCTTATGTGCAAAATCAAACATTAATAATATATGCACATACTTGGAACATGATTTCAAATTATAATATTACTAATACCTTATTTGATTCTACTAATTGCCAAACTTATGATCAAAGAGTTTGTGGTACTTGTACCGTGTGTTATTATGGAGGCACATGGTGCGGTACTGATACATGGGCAACTTGTGGAGGGCTGTGTACAAGTTGTAGCACATGCGAAAATTTAAAGTGTTCTTATGACAATCCTTATAAAATTATCAACAAAAATAATCAGAACGCATCATCAAATATAACTGCTACAATATCGTTTCAATATCAAGACATTGGAGAAGCACAAAACATAAATACATTTGTATTTTCAGTGCAAGGATGTAATTGGATATTTAATAATAACCCAACAACAAAATGAATACATTAACATTAGAAATATACCCACAAGATTGTGTAGGAGATTCCTCTGCAAAACACAATTATAATGCAGCATCATTAGATACTGCTGTTTGTAATCTATCAAGTGATTTTTTTCTAGTTGATAATAATTTTAGTAGTGTTTTTGCGGATTTTCAAAATAACCTATCTAATTTCAATATTTTTGCACAACAATTCGGCAATCCTAGTAATCTTAAATCAGCAAATACGACAGTAAATCTTTTAAGTTCTTATTGGAATCAACATGAATTTACTGTTCACTATCCTTTAAATATAAAAGATTTAAATAACTTAAGTTGTCCTACCATAAACCAAAATATGGATGTGTTAAAGTCTATGGCTAATGTGTTTTTAACAAACAATTATCCAGCAATTAACTATACATCAAACACCATAGCCAATGTTTTATTTTTCTTGTATTCTGTTCCCGTAGATCCTACAGATCCATCAAAGTTACAATCTACAGTTACTGGCCCAGAGTTTTCTTTTTATAACAGAACTATGAATCCTAAAATAATCAGACAAGATATTCATTTTGTTGAAGGAGTTATATTTAAATTTAAAAATATTAATAGTTCATCATGGAGTTATTTTTCTACACTGACTCCAAATTCTTTAAGTGCTGTCAAAAATAATTTTAACTATATTACTAAGCCCAACAATGTTAGAATAACAAGTATTTCAAATAGAAATACTATTAATATAACAGTCGATGCCAATACATTTAACTATGATGTATATTTAGAAGCTATAAATTCTGGAAAATATAATCCTAGTTATTCGGATATAATTATTACAGTCTCCAGCACGGTAACAATAGGAAGCAGAATATCAACTATTCCTTCGTTGATTGTTACTTCTGCTAATTTAAATAATAATTCGGGCTTTATAGATGGTGATACAGTTACTATTATAAACAATGGTAACATCATAGGTGCTGGAGGGGATGGAGGAGATGGACAAACTTGGGGTAGTGTAGTTTCCCCAGCAAACGATGGTAATGATGGTGGTGATGCAATACAATTGCAATTTAATACTACCATTGTCAACAATGGAATTATAGCTGGTGGAGGTGGTGGTGGTGCTGGTGGATATGCAGGTACAAAAAATACACTAGATTCAAAAGATTTAAAGTCAAAAACAGGAATAACAACTTTTGTAGGAGGTGGTGGAGGCGGTGGTGGTGCTGGTGTAGTTACAGGAAACTATGGCAAAGGTGCTTCGGGTTATAATAATATTACAGAAATTACTTTACTTTCTTTATTACCAGTTGTCCGATTAAAATTAGATGGAAATATAAAATTGATAAAAAGCAACAAACTAAACGGTGATAATGGTAAAAATGGTAATGCAACCACTGGTGGTGCAGGAGGTTCAAAAACGACTGCCAAAGGTGGTGCAGGTGGTAACTTAGGTGTTGCTGGAACTAGCACGGGCAAATACGATAAAACAATATTCAAACAATATTCTCCAAAAGGTGGTGCTGCTGGAAATTACATTAATGGTAAAACATATGCAGCTATACAGACATTGGGGTATGTTTATGGTAATATATCATAATTATGTATGCACTGTTTAACAAAGATAAAGTTTTTATTGGTTTTAGTGAAGAAATACCCCATAAAAGTATAATAGCAAAAGAAATACCATCAGAACAAAGCAATTTAACAGAATGGAGATGGCAAGGAGACTATGATACTGGTAAAATGGTTTCTTTGAGTGTTGGTTATCCAGTAGAAGAATTGGAACTAGAAAAAATGCTTTTTAAGCATATTTTAGAAAAATATCCAGTTCCTATGCAATTATTTCATATAATGAACCAACTTAAAAAAATAGTAGACAATAATGATTCTTTAGCAGATGATTCGTTCATAGATATGCACAACTGTATTAAAAATGCAGTAGACAAACACAACAAAAGGGTTAATTACTATAAAAATAATTTAAATATAATCACAAAACATGAATCAAATCAAAAATATTTCAAAAATTAAAGATCCCTACCTTAAACTTAAGTATGCAAAAGGTTTAGGTGACATCGTAGCTTGTTTTTTACATTCAAAACCCATTGGATGGCTTACAAAACTAATAACTGGCAAAGACAAGCCTTGTTCTAAGTGTTTTAAGAGAGGAAATGCTCTAAATATTCTTTTTCCTATAAAAATCTGGAAAATTTTTTTTAAAACAGAAGAAGAATATATAGAAACTTTCAGAAATGATTTGCAAAACTACGGATATATCGTAAACAGCCCACCAAATAATGATTATATCAGCACAACAAAAATAGAAAAAACTCCAATACCATCAGAGCCTCTTCCAGAACCCCAAACAACCGAAAATAATCATATATTGTTAACATCAACAGAAAATCAAGTGGGAGAATTTTTGATAAAAACACAAATATTTAAAGTAAAATAGTATGGAAATAGAAATAATAAAAACTAGCCAAAACAATGACCAAATAATCCCAACTTTTGGTCAGACAACAGACAATTTAGATTCAACGAGGATATTTGGTTTATTTTTGACAAAAGCATTAGCAACCATTCGCATGGTTCATTGGTATATTCTCAATTATGATGCTCACATAATCATTGGAGACTTGTATGATTCATTAGATGGTAGATTCGACAAATTACAAGAAGAAATTATTGGCACTGCAAGACAAACTGGAGTTTTATTTCCCATGACTTCGCCAGAAATTTTTGACCTTGAAAATTTTTCACAATATAAAGATGATACCTACAGAATAATTGATACATATAATTGGGTTTATAAAAAAACCGTAGAGGTTTTAACATCCACAGAGTTCAAAGGGTATGTGTCTCAAGTAGATTCTGGAATTCAAAATACTGTTGATGATATTTTAACTAAATTTAACAAAGCAAATTATCTGCTTTCTATGGTTTCGGAAGATTAATTCAATAATCCCAATCCATTATACAATTCATAAGAGAATTGTGCATCCAAGTAATTTCCTGTACCATACCAATCATTGTATGATGATAGGGATTCATTCACAGTCGTTTGTGGGTTATTCCAATCTATAAATCCAGCTACCTGTTTTCCATCAAAGTTTGGTATAAACTGATGGAATTCATAATACGAAGGCCAGTTTGGACTTGTAAATCCTATAGAGTTTGCGAAATCTTTTAAGGTGTAAATTGCAGAACAATTAATATAACCTGTGTTTACCAATCTATATTGATTCAAAGAACGATCTTTTAATACCAAAGGAATTCCTGCTGTTACCATATAACTTAAAGAAGATATAGGAGTAGGATTCATGTTGTATTTTCCCTGACTATTTGGAGTGGTAAATGATGTCTGCTCTAAAGAACGAGCACCCACTAATTTTGAAAGATTTATACTTGCAAAATCTATTACTCTTCCAATTTCAGATGGATAATTTAAATCAAAATCCTGTATATCAAGCCCCACCATGTAAGAGAGGTTATATAATTCTCTAATATTACAATAATCAATGTCTGATATATTAGAAACATAGTTTGCAATTTTTTCATACAATGTTACCCCAATATCATTATGCTTGAAAGGATACTTTCCGTATATAGATCCTAGAAAATTATTAAACAAAAATTCACTCTCTATTAAAGTTGGAGTAAATGCTAAAGATTGCATATTAGCAGCCAAATCAAAGTTTTCATTTATAGTAAAAATATCACTTTTAGTAAAATCTACAAAATTAAGTGGAATTGATTTTCCTGTAATAGTTACACTTGTAGTAGTGTTAGTATATTGAGGAATTAAATTTGCATATTTGTTATACCAATTAAAACCTGTCCAATCTCCATTTGCTTGTGCATATCCTTGTGGATTGACATAGAAACTATTAACAACTTGTCGGTTATAATTTATAACAAAAATTTGATTGGTAGCAGAATCTAAAACAAAAACGTTTCCCTTATTATCACAACCTATTCCATTTAATGAACATTGAGTGTCAGATGGAGCAAAATTATTAATATCCAAGTAATCTACATTATCATTAGACCTATTAATAAACATCACATAGTGATTTCCCCAAACAAACCAGATATTTTGGTTGAGATCGACTGCTATTTGTTTTGCATTAGCAACCGAACCTCCTGCACCACTGTAAACTTTCCCAATATTTGCTACTACAGCAAACCATAAAGAACCATTATTTATAATCGCACAAACATTATTATTTTTATCTACAACCATAGATTGTATTTTCTTATACCCCGATGCCAAGCTACTAACTGCAATGGTTTGCGTTTGCAGTCCACTGTTACTATACTTCACAAAGTAGCCAGTTCCGCTACTAGTGTTATTATACCCAACCCATACATTATTATTTGTGTCCGTGTCTACACATATAGGAACTAAAGAACTAATATTTGGTTTAATATTAATCATATAGTTTCCATATTGATCAAATTTAAGAGTAGATGCAGTATTATATAAAGTCACCCAGACATTTTGATAACCATCTATTGCCAAACTATTGGCATATATAGAACTATTACCAGCAAAATATGAATTTATATTTACAGAAGTTAAAATCTGACCAGCAGTGTTCATCCTATACAAATAATTGTTTTTGGAATCCAAAGTCCATGCATGATATGTTGGACTCGGTAAAGAAGCAATTGAGCTAATACCATTGGAATTGGTATTAAAACTATAAAGCTGTGCAATATTTAAATTATTAGTATTTTCAGAGGCTGATAATTTGGGATTATAGACATACTGAACATTTGTCAGTGTTCCAAAGGTTGGATTTGAAATCCAAAGTGTAGGATTACTATATTGAGCAGATAAAATAGGAACAACGAAATTTAAATTCGCACTTAGTGATACATTATTTGCGGCAGAAACATTTGTAGTAAATGAACCTTTATAATATCCGGGTGTTTTATATCCTGTATTATCTATCCACTGAAAATTAGGAGGAGTAGGATAGAATGAAGCACTAAAGCCCACCGAATTTAATGTCAAAGGCAATGGAGTATAAGAATTTATTGGTATGTTGTGGCAAAATGATTCGTTACTCCACAAAGTTGATGCACCATTACCATCTACCCAGTTATCAGTATAAGGAACATTAAAGTTAGTATTAACAATAACTGGTTGTGTTGCACTAGGCCATCTGGGGTTTATGTAATCTCTTACTCCATTTTCTTTAATGAAAAGTGTATCTGGAGTTCTCCAAAGAACTCTATAGGGACAAGAGGCTGTTGCCAAGCTATTAGCATAACCCGGAAGGGAATTATCTGTATTGAAACCATCGTTAAAAGATTTTATTTCATCAGTTCTTAATGTTGCTATAAGAGTGGTGTATGGTTGGTTATTAAATTCTAAATCAAAATTATAGATATCATCAACAAAGTAAAAACTTGCAATTCCTGTTACACCCGCAAACAGACCATTTGCTTGGGTCGTGTAATTACCAAATTCATCCGTATAAATCGGAGTTTCTGATGGTATGATAGTAGATATAGGGTTTAAATTTAAATCTAAAAATCTCCACTCTGGTCTCAAGAACGACCATTTATTTTTTGGGTTTTGAGCTTTGTATGATCTGGAATATTGTGATGAAAGATCTATATAATGCGGACCAGAAACCGAAGAAGTGAAGGTTAGATTAAAAGGATATCTATTCAAATGTCCTGCAAATGCTGGTGGTGGAACAAAACTAAAATATACAGACTCATTTAGTAATAATTTTACATTTACAGTAGATGATAAACTAATATTTTGCGTTTCGCTGTATATATTTAAGGTTACGGTATAATTTCCGGGCGTATAATAAATATGAAGGGGACTTATCTGATTACTTGTCCCCCCATCTCCAAAATTCCAAAGTATATAAGAACTGGATAAGCTTGTTGTAGTTGAAAAATTAAATTGAAATGGAGTTATATTAGAATATCCACTCAGGGGAGATATTAAAAGTTGATTGCTAACACCAGAAGGATTTGATACGGAAAATCCAATAAGAGAAGAAGCAAAATTTGATCCCGAATCTTTAGCTGTTATGTAAGAAGATCTTCCACCAACAACGGTAGGAGTTCCATAGACATTTCCACTCTGATTTATGCTAATACCAAGTGGCAATCCTACTGCTGTCCAAATAGTCGGGCTACCAGTGTAGTCAATAAGAAATGATGAGTATTGTCCTAGCGTAAAATTAAAATTTTGACCAGAAGTTATTGCAATATTAGACATTTTTAAAAGTCAACAGGGTTGATGGTGTGTGTTGGTTGAATTACTTGTATTCTAGATGCCAAGTTATCAATATTATTGAAAACAGGATACTGGAAATATTGTAATGTTACATTCTGTGAATGCACCGAAACATCTTGTGTGGGGTATAATTCATTCCAAACCAAGAAAGACACACCATTTACACTTGTATTAGTATCGGATCTATATGTTTGAATAGATTGTACACCATCGATTGCCAATAATTTAGCAGTAATTTTATAAATATCAATTGTTTGCCCCAGAACATTAACAGAGTTGTTAAAAAATGATTTCAACACATTAACAGCATCATTTAAAATAGATGTCGGTGCTCTTCCAGATGTCGGAGATTGGGTAATCTGTAAAATACATGAATTAATATCATTTGTTGTTGGTTTAGAAATGGGAGAAGTAGTATAAAAATCTAAATTCATGTAAACAGGATCTACAACAACAATATTTGATGTCATTGTTTTAATGGAATTTAATGAGTCAATTATAAGCTCCTTCTGGGGAGGAGAAACATAATTTTGCAAATAGTTATTTGGGACTGCATATACATAAATGTTGTTGAAATTACAACTATTAGCAAATTTAATCTGATTGAGAAGAACTTGATTTTGAATTTGTGGTTGGTTCAATCCAATATCATAAAGATAACGGATATGACCTTTTAAATAATCATCATTGTTCACCACTTCAGAATTTGAAATTATTTGTGAAAAATTAGTTGAAATATAACTTTTATAATCATTTACAGTAACCAAACGATATTGAGAACGAAATGCATTGGGTGCAGAACTACGAATCTTATCCACAGTTTCATAATCACTATACGAATTTGAAGGATATTGGTTGTTGAGGGAAACATATCCTAGCTGATTGGGAGACAATAATGTTTCTAAGTTGAAAGAAGTATCTGTTAATATTTGAGAATATTGAACGGAATTAAAAGGGATTAAATTTAAGCCATTTAATGCACTAGAGCTTATTCCTACTGCATTAGGATCAATGTTTAAGTAATAAACAGCAACCTGATCCCCTTGGTTTAACTTAACCCCATTAATACCATCACCAAAATTGATTTCATAATTTTGATTTTCGTTAAATCTGGTTGTGTAGATGGTATCATTTGCGGTATATGTGAAAAGATTATCTACTTTAGTCCACTGTTGCCATGTATTAGATCCCTTTGGTAGAACATACACAAAAATATTTTGGTGATCAATGTAGGTATCACTGTTTAGTGCCAAGTATACAACTTCATTATCAATACCTGCCGCAGTATAAATTGGATATTCTTGAAATAATCCTTGATATAAAAGATAATTGTTACTGACATCGTTTATTTGACCAGAACCAGTATTTAAAATAGAAAAAGAAACATCTTGATTTATAGAATAGTATGTTCCTCCCACACTCACATAACTATAGCGAGGAATGAAGTAATTTCCCAATGATAAATTTCCGTTTGTGTATAAATCAAAAGCAACATTCTGTCCTAAACGTCCAATAGGATTGTATCCCAAAACTTTAACAATTCTATTCATATTTTCATAGACTTGTGCTTGAGAAAATAAACTTTCAGAAGAAGTTTTGTTTAAATAATAAAGCAAGGTATTGAAAGTATAGCTGATAATATCAATTAAAGCCGAAAGATTAGAACCTTGATAGTTTTGATCGGTAAAAACTTGTCCTTGGTTTAATCTATTGACGATGATATCTCTTATACTTGTGCCATCAAAGGCTACATAAGAATTTGGGGTAAATGGTACTGGATCTGTGTTTTGGCTCATAATGAAGTTACTCCTGTTGCGTTGAAGGTTAATTGAAGTTGATCAACCACTCCTATATTTAATATCTTATACACTAATAATACATAATATAATTGTTGTTCAGGAACTGGTTGAACCTGAACATTTTCAACGTTTACTCTAGGTTCAAAATTGTTAATATTCTGTAAAATTGTATTACCAATAATTTTTGCTTTGATGGGATTTACAGATTCAAATAAAAATTGTTCTAAATTTGCACCAAAGGTAGGACTTAATATTTTTTGTCCGGGTCTTGTATTGAAAATATTAACCAGAGAATTTCTAATTGCATTATAATCGTAATCGACTTGTATGTCATTAGAAGGTTTTGCATTTAATCCATTTCCTATGTTAGTGTTTATCGTTAGATCTAAATGAAGATCACAATAAACATATTGATTTGGAGCCACTGGCGTAGAAGGAACAGTAGTTGTAGAATTGACTTGGCGAGGTTTTATTAAATTATCTATGTAAATAGTAGCCATGTGTGGTAAATATTTAGGTTAAAACACCCATATATATGAGCAAAAAATTCGTTAAATTTAAAACCCTATGTGAAAAAGCTTATTCCCACCATGCAAATGGTGGTTTTCGTACCAATACTCCTGTAAAACTTCGTCCAGAATTTTTTGAATCTGACTTTTACAAAAAAGTATATCAGCAAAATGGACCTTTCGATCAGTGGCTTAAAGGCTCAATTCAAGAAAACCCTAATCTTTTCTTTTTTATTCATGATATTTCTGGTAATAGCAATATTGCCAATGCAAAAGATGCTACAGATTCCACAGGAAGCTCATATGTCATCTTAACATTAAAAACAGATCCAAGAACACTCAAAGCCCCTACGGAATTTAATGAATTTATCGTTCCCGGTGATTATAATCTCGTAGAAGTTCTTAACTTTGGTATCAATCTCCCTCCTGTTCAAGGAGTTCCTAGCAGATATGATAGGTATGACACAGCAGTTCAAGGAAGACCAGTTCCCCACGATCCAGATGCTTTTAAGAAACTTGGAAATCATTCAATTGATAACAAACTTCCAGAAAAATACACTGCAATTCCTGCATCTGTTGCTCAGACTAAACGCTATGCCAAACCCACTAAAAAGAGTTTTACTACGACTAAGTGGAAGAAAGGGCAAGCAAACAAGAAAAAAAGTTAATTTCGTGGTCTAAAACGAAATTATCTCGGTACATATACTCTCCGATATCGATCATAATCGATTTTTTCTTATTGTTTGGTAGATCGGACTCATAAACATACTCAAACATTTGTTTTAGAAGCTGTTGATAGTCATTATTAAAGGTTTTCTCCGATTCTATAACCTTCTTTCTTAGCTCTAGGACAGGCATAGAGGGTATTGTAAGGCTTTTTATGATATATGCCGCCAAATCAGTAATATCGTTCTTCTCTGGGATTATAAGAGTCCCTGTAAGAGAATATTTTTGAAGATCATTGATCATTCTACGCATATCAGGATACCTTTCCGTAGTAAACTCTGCTAATTTCTTTGAAGAATTAGGTTCTAGAACAATATTTTCTAATTTTAGTATTTCTACAATCCTCCCAACACATGAAGCCACGCTAGTTTGAAGCTTGAACATGACACAACGAGAACGGATAGGTTCAATAATTTTGTTTAGGTAATTTCCAGTAAGAATAAAGCGAGTAGTATCAACATATTCTTCCATTACATTACGAAGAATTCTTAAACTCTCTCCTGTAAGACCATCTGCTTCTTCTAAGATGACTATTTTCTTATTACCATCCAAAGAACACGTTTGTGCAAAGTTAATAACCTTATTTCTAATAGTATCTATACCATTTTCATCCGAAGCATTGATATAAAGATATTGGCACTTTAAAATATCATTGACAATGATTTTGGCAAGCGTACTTTTACCAGTTCCGGGCGATCCATAGAATAAAAGATTCGGAACATCTTCTACAATCTTTTTAAAATGTTCTTTAATATCTTCGTCCAAAAGAATATCATCCAAGGTTTTAGGACGATACTTTTCACACCATAATTTATTATAATGATTGCTCATATTGATTATTATACTAGAATATTTGCATTAATCAAATAAATATATAAGCATGGATCAAACAAATGATATAGACGCTATTGTGGACGAATTGAGAGCAGATGCTGTCACTTCTGCCCCTAAAGAAGCATGTATGGAAGAAATAAAAAAACTTAATGACGAAAACGTAAGTGATTATGTTTATCAAAAAACTGCACAGATTATAGAAATGGGCTTGGGGGCTATAAACGTCCTCAAAGACTCTGTAGTATCTGGTCAAGACCCTAAAGAAATAGCTGCTCTTGCAGCACTTATAAATTCGGTCACAAAAGCTACGGATAGTTTGAATAAGATTAATCTTCAGACTAAACAACATAAAAATAATCTTGAGGTTGCCAAGGTAGAGGCAAATGGTAGCAAGGCAAATCTTTTACCGCAGACCACCAATGTTCTTATTGCTACCAGAGATGAAGTTATGAGTAAACTATTCGATAGAGGCTCCAAGAAAGATAAGATGGAACTTATTGAAGGGGAGTTTAGCAAAGATTCTGAATAACACTTTTAATTTTTTCGCATCTTTCTTCGACCGAACCAGTAATGGTCTCGTAATTTATATTTAATTGATCTAGATATGTTTTAATAAGCATATCAATGTTATTTTGAAATTCAGTATCTTCTTTTCTTACCCCATCTTTAACCATTTCAAATTCAATAGGTATATAAAAAATTTTATCATACTTTTGTAAAAAAGTATATGTAAGTTTGCTTAACATTTTATTACATTCATTAGAAACTTTATCATGTGTAAATAAATGTTTTCCATAAGCATAACAATCCAAAAGACAACGATCTGCAAACCAATTGTCTTCGCTGAAATGGCTTATGTGACTAGCAGCTATGATTGTTTGAACCATATCATTCCCATCATCATTGATAGCCATACCAGATTTTTTAACTTTTCTGGCACTACTACTATTATAGATGCATTTAATACCCTTATCGGAAAGCCAATCATCAAGCTCACTAATGATTGATGTTTTTCCTACTCCGTGCGATCCTGTAAGGGCGAATCTCATGTTATGAATTCCAAGGTGTTGGTAAAGGTTTTTCTTCGGTTATTAACTCTCTTCCTATAGCATCTATATTACTGAAGGAATGACTATAAGTGTTTATAGAAGGTTTAGATAGAAGTTCAATAATTTTATCAAGTTTCGATGATATCTCGGTTAGTATTGTGGTTTTGTCCATATTTTTAATTATAAAACTCTCTGGGAAGTACAACATTGGCAGGAGTTTCTCCTCCGAAACAAGGAGCAATATCTTCTACATCCCATCCTGCTAAACCACATCCAATCTTAGTAACAAGAAAAGTAAATTCTGGATGATTCTTGGCATATTCTAGAAAATCAACTACATGATTTGTAATTTCTGGTAAAGAAAGAGTATTGATATCTTTATCTTTGGTTGGCAGTGCATAAGACTTTCCTTGATGCCCTATTCCAACGCCCCAGACGGCTCCAAAACGGTCAAAAGCAAGCCTTGCGGCTCCTGCACCATGAATACCCGCAAGATTAGATCCGAAGACAAAAATCTCGTTAGGAGCAAGTTGATTAATATTTTCTGGAGTAAATCTCATTTTTTAGAATTTTCTAAATATTGTTTTAAAAGTTTATTGATAACATCATCAACAGGGATCTGTTCATTAATAGATATCATAATCAGCATATCCTTCAAATCTTCGGGAAACTCTTTGAGATCCAATTCGATTGTTTCCATCTTCTCTAAAAAGATACCGCCATCTTCTTGAGGAATGACAGTAAATTTGTCTCTTTGTTGCATATTGAGTTCCAGCAATTCTTCTTCGGTGAATTGTATGAACATATCTTTTGATTGTTGTAATGTTTTAATCATATAACCTTATCGTATATTTTTTTTACATTCATGTCAACATCAAAATCATTGGTAAGTTTAATTTCAGGGTTTATTGGAGCCTCATAAGGAGAATAAATACCAGTAAAATATTTTAACTCTCCTGCACGAGCTTTTTTGTACAAACCTTTTGGATCTCTTTGTTCGCAAATTTCTAAAGGTACATCCAAGTATACTTCTATGAAATTTGCATCACAGTATTTTGTTAAAGAATCTCTAGCATTATCTCTCATCTCCCTAAGAGGGGAGATCATTGAAACAATAACAATATCAGCCCCTTGCAAAGTTAGCATGTTCTTGGCACAATAAACAGCTTCATTGACTACTCTCTTTCTACTCTCCATATCAAAACCAAAAGGCTTATCGTGTTTTGCTCTGAACGCATCCCCATCAACAATACCTACTTTATACTGTTCTTTAAGCTTTTCATGCAAAGCTTTAGACACTGTTGTCTTTCCAGCACCTGATAATCCTGTAATCCAAACAACACTCTTTTTCATATTAACCCATGTCCCATATATATGCC